TCCCTTTTGGCTTGCCTTGGCTTTGGCTAATGTTTGACGAACTTTGGCTCGAGTCAGCATCATGTCATGCTTCTTCTTGTCCTGCTCTTTCTCTTTTTTGATACGGTCTTTAGTTTGAGCAACCATATCTGTCTGCTCAATATCTAATGTCTTAGGATAGTTCTTTGCGCCTGGCTTGAGAGGAGCAAGACCTTTCTTACGACGTTGGTGAATGTTATACCAAAGACCTTTCTTAGCTTGTTTGCCATCTTTGGTTGTGTGAGTGTCTTTCGCTTCAGTCTGACCTGGCGTGACTTTCTTGGCATGGTCGACAGTATCTTTCTTGCCCCACTCATAGTATTCGTTCTTTGGCTCAACCAGCTCAACAGCATCGAGCCATTTACGTTTGTGAGAGCCATCTGCGAACTCTACAATTACATAATTCGAACCGAGGTGGGTAACTGTACCAACATCTTCTGATTCCTTGACAACAACTTTGTCGCCAAGCTCAAATAGCTTACCTTCAACAAAAGCCTCTCTTGTATCGGATACAGGCTTAAGTGCAATGTGATTCTTGAATGTCACCTCTTCTTTGAGGCCCATACCTTTGCGGACATCGTTGAATAGTTTCTTCGAGTCTTTTGTATTCATATGATGAGGTAGGCCCTGGGCGAATGAAACAAAGTCATTCTTGCTAGCATGACCTCTCTGCTTAGTAGCAGAAGCACCCTCAACACCTTCACCATCTGGGTCACGATGACCGGCAGACATTACTTTGATGTCTTTGAAGTGGTAGAAGCCATGACGTGACTCCTTACCATTGTACTTGTTTAACAGGTGTTGGAATTCATTTACACGATCGTCACCAACAACCATCACTAGCTTCTTGTGACCCTGCTTATGCAATTCGGTAGCAGCATCAAGAGCATTACGGACTTGTTTGTTGATCATTACGTTACGGGCATGCTTGGGAAACATCTTACGAGCATGCTTAACCTTATCGGAGTAGCTAAGAGGATTCTTCTTAGCGTCCTGCGACTGAGATACAAAAACTTTATATGGATTTCTACCAGCATGCTTGGCTAACGCATCAAGCATCTTACCATGACCAACTGTAGGAGGATTCATTCTTCCGAAAGTAAAGAATGCTGTCTTGTCCTCTTCAACTAAGAACTGGCTGAACGAATTTACCATAACAATTAACCAATACCAGGTTTATCAATTTTACCACTACCACCACGTTTACGATCGAGCTCTGCACGACGGATACGTGGCATTAGTTTCTTGACAAGACGATCAATACGGTTCTTGACCTCAGGACGGTCCATCCGTTTCTCAATCTCTTGTTTACGTTGTGGGGTTAGATCGCCCTTATCACCCTTGGCAAGTCTGTCAGCAACCATCTTGCGAGCCTGCTTCTGAGCACGACGCTTCAAAACGTCCTGGCTTGCTGTACGGCGCTTGGCCTTCTGCTGGCCAATCTCAATACGCTTGTGGTACCGCTTCATCTGACGACCGCGCTTGAGACGCTGGGTAGTACTTAGAGCTTCTGTCTCTACACCTTCGCCTGTATTGCCTGTAGGTGTATCCATCTTACGCTTCTTAGCGTTCTTGGATACCTGATCTGGCATGCCAGGGGTGTAGTCGACAGTTAGAAAATCTTTAAATTTTAAAGGTTTAGCCATTACGTCCTCGTTGGTTTGTCCCATCCTTTTAATATATCTGGCGAGAAGTTGTTGTGCGAAAATTCCATTCGATCAACAATCTTCACAGCATCACCACCAAGTTTATCGATTGCAACATATCCTTCAGCGCCTGTGACCTTGAAACCATTCTTGGTCTTGACAAACGTATCGATATTTTGCAACCGGTTCAAAGTATTTATAAGTTTTAACTTCGCCAAAACTAATTCTTTTTGCAAGTCAAAAATATACTTCAAACTGACTCGGTTCTCATTTGAGAAGAAGGAAAGAACATCATCCAACTTGGATTGACGGCGAGCTCGACCTTGAGCGGTCTTGAGCTTATTAATCTCAACACGATGCTTATTAGTTATATATCGGATGAGATTATTAACATGTCGAGTAGTATTACCAATCACTTCGCCTCGACGTACGAATGTGTTGTTGAATTGCTCAATAGTCTGAGCAAGTTCTGGATTAGCAACCAATGTCTGCAAAGTGCCGCTGCTGACCTTGTTGAATAACTTGCCAGCATTTGACAAGTGCAAGGTTACTGCAGCTGTTTCCTTCGCAGACATCGTTGCCTGTGTTAGGTCTCGCAACATTGCATCTTGAGACCATACATTCTTAGACTGCTTGAATTTTCTGATGTCAACACCATAAGATGCCTTCATAGATTCAAATGTACTTCCTGTATATGTCGTATGCCAGACAATACCAATCTGAGACTGCTTGATAGTCTTTGCAGCTTGGCTGTCTGTTGGTACAGCATAGACAATAGTATTTGGATGGAACGTCAGATACTTCTGACCATCAATCTTTTCTGATGCAAGGTCATACTTCGAGTATAGGAAGTCGCCTTGCACGACTCCTTTGATTCCAAGCTCAGGAAGATACTTCAGAGCTTGTTTTAACTTAGACGCAAGGTCACCAGAAGTGTCTGCATCAACTTCAGCGGCACTCTTATACACTTTGGGATTCTTGTTGAAGATCCCCTTCTTCGCTACAAAGAATTGTCCATCACGAGGATCAATACCAGCAAAGATAGCAGGAGCGCCATCCCACTTGACAGAGACATTCCCCTGATGCTTACCAGCAAGCATGTCACGTAGTGAGCGAAGAGCGTTGATAGCCTGACGTGTGCCATCAACCCCACCATACAGGACTTTGTCCTCTATGTGAGTCATGTGGGTGTTTTTCTGAGCAGCTTGCTCAGTGAGATAATCTTTGAAGTTTTTTGTCATACTGGTATTATACAATGGATTGGGGTTCATTGCAAGTAGCTAGTATTAGCTACTTTTAGTAATCCAGTAGAACTAAATCAAACGCAGCGGTGCACCGGGCGTTGTTTGACCTCATTGATGCGCGGATATCAATGTCAGTCTTTTCAGGTAGTTCAATAGGGATTGTAAAATCGTATATGTACTGACCACCTGTACCAGACACTTCTAAAGTATGTCCAATACGAAAAGCACCTGTACCACTATAACGAACAAACATATCAACGGTAGCATCGGCACCCGATTGGATTGATGCTGAACCCTTTGTTATATAAGCTGTCTGACCTGCTGGTACTGTATAGATTGCCATCAATGTTTGAGACTTGCTAATCGAGATTCTCAATACTTCGGTTGGAGTGCCTGTTGTTGTTGATACTCTAAACTGAGCTGTGTTATCAGCTGATGTGAAAGCTCTATACACTCTAGCAAATGTCTGAGAACCTGTACCGGAACTACCAGAGATAGTTATTGTTTCCTGCACTGGTTCGTAATTACCATCAAGACCAATAATTGTAATACTCTTGCCGCTGTCAGTTGTTACAACTGTACCGTTAGCAGATGTTGTACTAACAGTCAATGGTCCAGGTGTTGCCCAGGCTGACCAAGGATATACAGTATCATTCTTATCCCAAATCGTACCCGTCGCACCATTCGACATAGCAGGTACAGCACCGAACTTATGAACGGAGCTGAAGCCTTTCATCATCCCTCTTGAGAGATGAATCCTTTCGGCTAGATCTGAGTTGTCGAAGTATCTTTGTATAGGCATAATCTATTATTTATACTCAACACCTTTTCTACCCATGATTGGAGAGATAACAATTCGTGTACCTTTGACTCCTGCGTCCGATCTGTCACCTTTATAGATTGCCATGAACACAGGTTCGTATCCATCAGCGTCGACTGAGTCTCCATTGTAGTGGACGTGGGTCGAAGTAATATCATAATACTTTCCACGATTAACTAATTTAACCGGTCCTTGCAACAACATTGATACGTTCTGTTGTCCTAATGCATTGCCGTACATGTTTCCATATACAGACATCATCTTTAGACGCTTGTCCTTTATCTTTCTGTATAGAGTTGTTGCACGAGGTAAACCATCAGGAAAGTCTTTCTTCAAATCGTCGATAAACTTTTGTGTTTCTCTATGTGCAAAGATCTTGGGTTCCGATCTCTGAGAGATACCACCCCACTGCTGGAAGTCCTTAGCCGACCTACCGTCTTTGTGAGATATCCAAACAACTTCGTTCCCCTTGGGATCGACAAGGTGGAAATCTGATTTAGGTGTACCGTATGTCGATGCGGCATCGGACACATCATATATCTTTCCGTTTATCTTAAACTTCAGAGTGCCGACCTTTAGTTTTTTCTTAGCAGCGTTCATCTGGTCGATTAGAGATAGCAGTTCTTTGTCTTCTTTCGCCGTACCAGCGCCTGCACCTTTACCTCCAAAGTCTGCGTCCTTTGCTAAGTCCTTAAACTTGTACTGCTTGCCATCCGTGGCCAACATTTCAATTCCTGTAGTTGGCTTACGACCTTTGACAGTACTAACGACAGATTTATCGACAGTGAATGTTACTGTCTTACCGTTTGTCAAAGTAAACGGCTGACGCTCCTGGTACTTTCTCAAAAATACCTCGGCGCGCCAATCGTACTTGTACAACTCTCTACCAGCCAAATTCGACATTATATTGCCTTTGTAGTGATCTTATCTAAGCGGGGACCTAATACACTGTCAATATAATCCATCACAACACAAGCCTCCCAAGCGGGATTGTAGAATGCCTGTATCACACAATCTGTCATAAAATCATCATCATAGCCGCCGCATGTTGTATGTGTAAGATGATGCAATGCATCAATCACAATCTCTTCCGGCCAATCGTAAATTCGATTACTCATAGTCGCCCTCCTTTGTTGTAATATTTATACAAAGAAAAAGGCACCCGAAGGTGCCTTCTCTGAGCGACGATTGGTTACGCTACTTCGGCGTACTCAACAGCCTTGTTAACAGCGTTGACCTTACGGCCTTGGTTGATACCAAACCAGGCAGACTGCAGTCGGCTGTCTTGCGAACGGCCAAGCAGGTGGTCGGTTGTGTACGTCACACTGTTCAGAGCTTGCCACCAAGTACCCTCACCAAACCGAGCACCAGGCTGAGTCTCGAGTACTTCGAAAGCCTGCTTTGCAGTCTTCGACAAGTCCTTGTACTGATTAACAACACTGTTCGACTTGTGGGTGTACGGGAACACCTCGTTGTAGTACTGAATCAGGCTGTCCATCGTGAACTTCTTCGAAGCGAGGAACTCAGCAACTTCTTTGTACTTTGCAAACTTCTCGTGTGCAAGACCAAGAGTGTCCTTCACTTGCTCAGGATTGAATGCAGAGCGGTGACCAAGTTTGACACCATTCTTGGAATGGGCGCCAAGAGACAAAGTCAGGGTGTTATTGCACACAACACGGATTGGCGTGAACCGAATGTCAATCGCACGACCATACTGGTGAGGGTTGCTGAACAACAGATAACTGTCAATCTGGTCATCCCCAAGAATCGAGAACGACTCCTTTACTTTGGCAAGGCACCACACATTGCGACCCTCTTTCAGAGAACCAGCAGTATGCAACTCCATATCGCCAGCGAGGACAAACTCAGAGAAGAACTCAAACGCTTGTTCGTTCTGAATGGGGTTCCAGTCATCACCAACGACATCAAGAATCGAATTGTCGGACGAGCGAACAAGAGCTTTCTTGCCAGTGACCTTTTGACCCGCAGCGATAAACATATCCTGTTTCTCAACGGTCCAATCACAGCCAGCCTTCTTCATCATCTGAGCAGGGGTCAGGTCATTGGAGACCGACTCGCCCAAACCGTGCCAAGGTACTTCGCCAGCATAAGCCATAGTTTCTACTTCATGAGACATATCATCTTCCTTTCGATTAAAGAACCTTCATTATCTTCGATTTCAAACCAACAGTCAACAGATTTGGATGGATATTTCGTACGCCGGGGTGACGTCTTGGGAATCCAACCAATGTTGTACAATTTGTAGCACTTCTTCTGTACTATCGCATTCACGATCCCACACTGTGTGGAATTCGTCTGTGACAATCACACGGACCATCTCATATCTCCTCCTCAACGTCATCGACGATGATGTCGTTGCAACGCATCATGTCCGCTACATCATATTCGCTCATATACTTCAAGCACATCTTTGCGACAGTTTCCGCAGAGATCAAGCCTTCGTCGATCATCGTCAGCAATTGAATTGTTTGATCACGCATTTACATTCACCTCCAAAACCTTCGTAGGAAACTCGATCTTACCATCATACTCGAGCTGGGCGCGCTCGAAGTCAGTCAAGTAATCATCCGAGTGGATAGACCAACCTACAATAAACTCTTCACAGAAGTCGTTGGCAACTTCCACCTGATCACGAACGTTGTTCAAGATCTGATCAACCCGAGCTTCCGCCCACTCGTAGTCGGCGTCGAAGTCCAGGCTCTCGACCACGTACTCAGAGCCGCCCTTCAGCTTCCAGTACGGCTCTTCGGCCGAACCGTAGTTTTCGCAATACTGAGTGAAGATAATTAGCTTGGACATCTCGAACTCCTTTTCTCAACTGTTGCGTCCAGTATCTTATGTATTCGATTTCAGGTCAACAGCCAATTTAATGTGCTTACAATCTCCGCGGAAATTAAATCCGGGGCAGGAACACCGCCCGGTAGCAAGATTAACTTGGTACTTTTTACCATTACTGCCCGGAACTTCAACCAAATCTTGAGACTTTCCTGCCCGGGGAAATAAACTAATATCCGCTTTCACGAATGTTCGTCCCCGGCGATCAAATCCAGAAATGCCATTTTTGAAGTAAGTTGGTTCAGATTCCCCCTGGCGGAGGTATGCCACCAACTTGCTACCATCAAGTAGATATGTGTGGTTAGGGTAGTCCCACACCGTAGTTTCTTGTAGTGCTTCCATACGCTTCCTCAGTTGTTCCGTTCAGTGTCTTGTATATTCGACTTGACGTCAACTAGATGGAAAGTGTTATTTCCGAGGCTGACCCGCCCGGAGAAGGTTGCAGGTGTTTGGGTAATAAGGAACACCTGCGAATCCCCACCTAGCCTTAAGCGGCTAGAGCAAATACCTCATCATTGGCATTTATAGTTTTTTGCTTCTTCGGCCGGGTAGTCCCAACCCTACGGTTTTCACATTACCGTGCTGTCCACTCTGTTACTCATTGCCCTGTCGAAACCTGTACACCCCCATCATAAACATATAGTTTGGATCTTACTATGAGCATTGTTATCTCATTCGCCAGTAGACTATATGCTTATGGTGGAGGTGGGCGGAATCGAACCGCCGTCCAGAACACCTTTCTCATTGCTTCATACAGCAATAAATTTTGGATCAGATAGCTGGGTTTGCTCGCTCTAGGCATCCGGTGAAGACGAAACATTACTGCTCGTCAGATCCAATACTATTTATTGCCAAAGTTTTCTTGACTCGTTCTTTGTCTTGTCAGACAACGGAACATAATCAAGTTCCTCTGCAATTTGATCATTATTATAAGCCCATTCAAAGAACTTGTAAACAGCTTTTGTATTCTCGCCGTTAGGATAGACGATAATGAATGTCTGTGCTGTGATAGCCCAGTCACCAGACTTGAACGTATCGGCACTTGGTGCTACACCGTTAAGCGTAGTTGTCGTAAGATCATTTTGCTTAGCAAAAGCATATTCCACATAGCCGACTGCTCCTTTAATTTGTGTAACCATAGCAGCCACACCGGCGTTGCCTTTACCACCCATTGTATTACCTTCCCACTTCACTGCTTTACCTGGCTTCAACTTAAACTCTTTTGAGTTGCTAGCAAGATAGTTAGTGAAGATAGAAGTTGTGCCAGAACCGTCTGAACGGTGCGCAACCGTGACAGGCATGTCAGGTAGACTTGCATCGATCTCTTTCCAGTTCTTTACCGAACCAGAAAACAATCGAGCAACTTGATCTGTTGTGAGATTAATTTGGTTTTTCTCTACACCTGGCAGATTGACTACAACTACGACACCACCCATCACTGTGGGGAATTGTACTTGACCATCTTTCTTGAGGTCTGCTTCTGAACGTGCAACATCAGATGCACCAAAGTCAACAGTCTTACGACCGATCTGTTTGATACCACCCGAAGATCCGATTGCCTGGTAATTAACTTCAATACCAGTCTCTTGTTTATATTGCTCTGCCCATTTAAAGTAAACGGGAGCTGGGAATGTTGCACCAGCGCCAGTAATAGCAGCTTGTGCTGTGAGTGTGATTGTAGCTGCAAGAGCCGCGATGATTGGTTTCATTCTTTCTCCTTAAAATAGAGCTTATGCTCATCAATATCTAGAGTGAGAAATATTAAAGTTTGAAGAATTTTTTATTAAGTTTTTATTAAACTTATTTTAAAATTAAAATACTTTCCTCAACAACTTGATCAATCCTACAAATAACCAGGCAAATAATACTCCAAATCCAAATCCCACAACGAAATATATCTGCTTAGTAAGAACAAACTCGTACATACTAGATCCCTTTACTAGCTCTGTACTTCTCTCTCAACTGTATAAAACCACCAATCCATTTGTCTCGATGTTCAATGAACAGTTGGGGATCATTGTCATCAACACCCATAATAATAACAAGTTGAGTAACAGGAAGTTTTGTTCTTTCTTCAAACGCTACAGCATAGCAAGCCGTCTGCATGAAGTAATCATGAATGTCATCAGCTGACTTCCACCGACGAGACGTCTTGAAGTCAATAATTGACAGACGACCTCTGAACTCAGCAACACAGTCGACTGTACCAGCAACCTGGAGGTGGTCAGAATATAGTGGCGTCTCTAGAGCTCTTATGTTATCGATCTCATCAAGATACGGAATCATTGATGTAAACATATCATTATCATCAGCTCTTGCATCAGTCTTGTTCTCTTTCAAGTAGTACTCACAAAGAGTGTGAATACGAGTACCACGAGATGATGCCTTCGATGAGATTGCGTTTGCAGTCTGTTCACCTACCCGTCGACGCCACTCCATAATCTGAGCCATCTTATATTGACTCGTGATTGTAGTGACGCTAGGATACTTTTGACCTGTTGGTGTTTGGTATACTCTTGAACCATCTTCGTTAGTGATCCGCTCTAATTTACCAAAGTCATGATCAATAAATGTTTTTACTTTTCCCATCGATAGTATAAATGTGAGCCTACTCTTACTATGTAGGTCTTTGTTTTACGCCAATTCGGCTTGACGTAATAAGCATGATAGTGAGTAGCACCATCTGTGATTCCACGGAAACGACCTGCATACAAGAACTCACGGGCCCAACGATATGCCTGTTCCCATGCCTTCAAGTCACGGGGATTATCCGACTTGCCATCACAATACCAGCTGAACTGACACTTGTTTCGAATAATCTTTCCACTCTTTGTCTTACGCGCTTGCTTAACAACACCACATACAGTGTCAGGATACCTGCTGTCAAGTACGCGATTTTGAACGACATCAGACACAGCCATCGCATCAATCAGCGAGCTGGAACTTGTTTCATAGTAAATGTTCAGGGCTAGACACTCTACAGCAGTGTGATCCTTTTCTTCCATTGAGGCAGGAGCTTGTGCTTGAGCAGCTGATGATGCAATAGTCAACGATGTGAGAATTGTTGTAATCATTTGAAGCATGGGTTTTATTTATGTGGAACACAATTGCAATTGTACAGGATTATAAATAACCTGACAACAATAATAAAAAACAGGGACGGATTATGATTGATCCATTTACAGCCATGGCGGCCGCATCGGCTGCGTTTAAAGGCGTGCAGACCCTTGTCAACCACGGGCGTGAAGTAGAAGACGTGTTTGCTCAACTTGCCAAATGGGCCGGCCACGTATCAGATGTCCAAGAGTGGCTCGGACAGAAGTCAAAACCATCTATTTTCAAAAAGTTAACATTTCAAGATGACACTAAAGCTGCACTTGAACATGTAGCTCTTCGCAATAAAATAGCAGAACAAGAAAAACAGATACGAGAGATGTTTCAGTGGTATGGACCACCTGGTGCATACGAAGAGTTTATCAAAGCACGTCGAGCTATCAAAGCACAACGGGAAAAACAGATATACGAACAGCTCCGCAGACGAAAAGCATTTGTTGAGTTTGTAATTGCCATAACGTTGTTAGCTAGTGCTGTTTCTTTAATAATTTGGTTGGGTGTACTAATAGTATCTTATAAGGGAGCACTGTAATGTATGAATATAGATGTAAGGTTAATAGAGTCGTCGATGGAGATACAGTAGATATTGATATCGATCTCGGTTTTGGCGTTTGGTTGAAAGATGAGCGTGTACGTATCATGGGTATTGATACTCCCGAATCTCGTACAAGTGATAAAACAGAAAAAGTGTTTGGTCTTGCTGCAAAGGCAAGATTGAAAGAGTTACTTGGTAAACAGGCTATTCTGAAGACCCAAGTAGGTAAAGGTGGAGAGGATATGAAAGGAAAGTTTGGACGTATCCTCGGTGACTTTGTTGCGCCCGACGGTCGTCTTGTCACAGAGATCATGATTGAGGAAGGACATTGTGTTCCTTATTTCGGCGGCAGCAAAGAAGACGTGCAGGCTCAACATATGAAGAACCGTCAGCGTCTAATAAAAGAAGGGAAGGTAAAACTATGATTGATACTATTCTAGGTCTACTTGTCGACTATTGGATGGCAACTGCTTTTGGTGTATTGATTATCGTTGGTTGGATCGTCAACTTGTTTGGCGTCGATCAAAATGAAGACATTGTCGGATTCAAATACAAAGAAATGCCTCACATGAAACCAATTCGAATCCCAACGGATGGTAGAGGTTTTTGGAAAGCCATTTGGTGTTGGTTCTGGGAAGTTCGTCAGTGGGAGATCGCCAAGGACTGGCATTTTGAAGTTGGCGGCCAACAGTATGTTATTCCAGCCGGCTTTCAATTTGATGGTGCCTCGGTACCCAAGTTCTTGGCATCGTGGTTATCACCTGTCGGTATCTTACTTGCTGGTGGTCTAATTCACGACTACGTGTACAAATATACTGTTCTACTGAAGAAGAACAAGAAAGATACCAGTGAGCCAATGAATCAGAAACAAGCCGATCAATTGTTCCGTGATATCAACATTGAGCAGAATGGTATCCATGTTCTAAACTGGGCTGCTTATCTTGCACTTCGTGTTGGTGGCTTTGTTGCATGGAACGGTCACCGTAAGCGTAACTGCAAAGTAGGAGAGAAATAATGGGCTGGGTACTTAACAGACTAAAAGAAAGAACGTCCTGGGATGGCATTATCTGCATTGGTGCAGGCGTTGCATTTATTGTCCTAGGCCCATTTGCCAAGTTTGCCGCATACGGTGCTATTGCATACGGCGCTTGGACAATCTGGAAAAAAGAAGACTAACCGTACTTCTTATCGTGCGCTTTGCCTTTACCATAGTCACCTTTGTAAAGGCGAAGCGTTTCCGCCTCAAAGTTTAAATATTGGCCAATACGGGTACCTGGTTTGATTTTAATTGGGCCGACATTAACATGCATCACGCCAGCCATTACACCATTGTAACCTGAATCATATAATCCGCTTGTCAGGAATACACCGTTACGATTCAACGTCGATCTGGTAATCACCCAGCCAGCCTCGCCATCAGCAACGTTGATTTCATTTTGCATAATTACTTCATACGAGCCTGGCTCTAGCCACCAATAGCCATCTGGTCCAGGTTGCACCTCAACAGAACCACGGTGTTGCTTCTGTTCTTCGTCGATCAGAAATACTTTAGGCTTGATGGTAAATACTTTACCAATTCTTAGATCGACAGCATTCGGCTGGATGTCTACTTCTTCAACTGCAGAAAGAAATGATTGTGTCCTATCGCTAGCAATATGCTTCATTAAATAACCTCCAATTGTTTCAACATCTTAAATGTATGGACTTCTAAGTCTTCTAATTGTCCACTATTATCGATAATATAGTCAACAAGATGGTCATCAAACCCACGCTCAGTAATATGACCGTCATACTGATAGCCAGGCCTATTGATCTTGATAATCTTTGCACCAAGACCCTTCAACATCATGTACTCATTATCAAATCGTAAGTCGGTTATCAAGAATACACTGTTAACAACCTGGGCACGAGGATTTCTCAATACATCATATACATAGTCATTAAACTGACGACTATCATAGTCACGCATCTTCATACCAATCTCACGAACGACATGACGAGCATCGGCAGTACGTGTTTCTCCGTTGATTGTGAACGATAGTGTCGATCGCTTGAACTGATCATACTCACGGTTGTCCTTCAGACCAAATAGCTGTTGGATGTGATATTTGATAGGATCGGCAAAAGCAGCTTGCTCAACGTGTTGGTAGTCGGATCCACAGTATCCTTGTACAAGTGATGCAATCGTATCTTTACCAGATCCTTTTGGACCTGTAAATGCAAGAATAAACTTTTTCATTATCGATTGAGAATCAGGTTGGACATATAGTCAAGGTTGTAGTAAACATCCTTGCCATCATGATCCTGATTATACGCGAAGTCGACTTCTTTTTCAAACTTTCCTTCACGTAGGCCGGTAGGAGAGTTATCGAACCTAATGCCATTGATACCTGCCCATACAGCAGCACTTGAATCCCAACTAAAGATGTACCAACGGTATTCCCATAACAGTTGGATCTCCTTAGGACCATCAACCATACCAAGGCAGTGGAATCGCTTTTTAGCTTCCTTACCATTCAGCAGACCACGCTTTGCGAGACGTTGGAACACTTCGAACCGAGACAGATACCGCTGCATCTTATACGCATCACTACGGTTACCATCTTCGAATGTAGATTCGTTGACACCACATGCAATAGGACAACCAAGAATAGATAATCCAATTAGGTCAATGTCGGGGTTACCAAGCGCCCACTCAATACAATCAAGATAGTCGTCCATATCCCCAACTGCACTCTGAGGAACAAAGAACGTATCAAACCCTGCGTCCTTGAACTTCGGTGCAAGCTCCATAGCAGCATCGATAGTCTTCTGCGCAGGTTGTTTCGGATAGTCTGACATCACAATGCAGTCAGCATTACATGCGTTACCCATTTCAATCAGCTTGCTCGACTCGTACATTTCTAAACCGAGCTTAAACATCTCGAATGCACTGTTGTCCATAATCTTATACTTCTTGTCTTTTAGACCAGCATAGTAGTCACGATACGCAGGGTCTTCTTCGACAAGGTGAGCTAGCAGCAAGTGGGCCCCATTGTCCTTTGTATACCTATCAAGATACGCTGTCGGAGAGATATGACAGAAGTTGATAGGTAGGGATGCATTCCGCTTGTTTGGATCCATTATTTACTCCATGATAAACGACAGCCGTTCTCGCCGTCTTCTGATACCTCGATAGTATACTCCCTATCAGGCCATTGGGCAATGCATTTGTCATACAGGTCACGAGCCATCATCTCACACGATTTGTAATCGAGCTGTAATGTCCCGTCGTTATACCAACGCTCAATGATCCGTTTTGCTTGGATAAATTCTACATCGCGATCGTCATGGAATACTTCCATCTCAACTTTGAAGTGGAAGATATGACGATGTGGCGTTCCTAGGAAGCTGACGTCAAGCCAATCACCAGTCGCTAGTTTAGGATCTGTTGCAGCTGCAGGATACTTGTGGATACCCTCTTTCTGAAATGTCACCCAGATGAAGCTCTTGCTTTCCATTTCTTCACTCTCTCTTTCACATTATAAAACACACGAACAGCTTTCTTGTACTGCTCTTCATTCAACGCAACGATTTCTGTAATACCTGAGAAACCATCCCATGTTCTTTGATCACCAAGATACTCTTCTAGCCATATGTTCTTGGGGAACATTTCTAGAAGAGCAGACTCGAGAAAGATTACAGATTCATCAGACCCAATTATACTTGCAACACACTTAATATCAAAGTCTTCGTATACCTTGCCGTGTACAGGGTCTGTGAACCTCTTCATGGCGTCCATGTGTTTTGTTACACCGAACTTATAGAATCGCTTTTGAGTCACCTTATCGGTGAACTCCATCATATAACATTTAGCCATTACGCCATACGTGCAGAGTTTAGAAACTCACGACGAAGCTCAGAATTCATCTCAGCGAACGCGCCACGAGTAGCAAGCGTCATCGTCGTCGACGTAACGTCTTGGATACCACGAGACTTAACACAGTAGTGCGCACCATCGATGTACACAGCAACATCGGGCGAGTCTGTGATAAAGCTGATCGTCTCAGCAATCTGCTCAGTCAGACGTTCTTGCACTTGCGGACGCTTAGCAAAGAACTGAACGATACGGTTCAGCTTAGACAAACCGAGAATAGTCTTCTTCGGAATGTACGCAACAGTCGCCTTACCATCAATCACAACAAAGTGATGTTCACAGTTCGACTGAACGTTGATCTTACGCTCAAGAACAAAGCTGTCTGTCTGACCTAGCTTGTTCTCGATCCGAGTACACTTCGGAAAGTTATCATAGTCAAGACCAAAGAAAATCTCACGCGCATACATCTTCGCAACGCGGTTGGGTGTATCACACAACGAGTCGTCGGTGAGGTCTAATCCCAATTCTTCCATGATGGCTGTAAAGTGACTAGCGATATTGTTAATCTTAGTCTTCTGATCAGCCTTGACTCGGTCGTAGACCATAGGGGTCTCTAGACCTACACTTAACAGATGCTGACGAACCTGTTCGCCAAGCACTGGGTCACATTTTTCCATTGGTTGCATTATTGCTCCTACTTCTTCTTAGGTTTAGGTGGGGGTTCTGGATATGTACCCCATTGTACTAACAACTCCGGTGGACAGTCAACTGGTCCACCTTTGTCTAGCCACATCTTGGAAATTATGTACATTGGATAACCATAGTACACCAATCCATATCTTACTTGAAAATCTTTATGATCATATGTTGCTCCATCAGGAGCGGTGGGAAACGGTCTGAATCCCCCGACGCGTGATTTGTATAACTCGTCGTGAAGTTTCTTACGTTGTTCGAAGTCACTCATAGATCAACTATTTATCTTTATGTTGTTTACCATATCATATGCTCTTGGATGCAATGCTATAATTAGTTGGTATCCATCTTCATTGAAGCAGTGGGCATCATGAACAATACTCGTATCTATAATATACACACGACCAGGCTCAAAGTCGCAATCTACCAGAACATTATTCTTTGCATATCTTAGTCTCATGCTCTCTGTACCCATCCACAACCGTATCATTATTGGCATTGTGGATAACGCGTCAATGTGAGGTACAAACAAACCCCCTGGCTTCCAATAAAGAAGGAGTGATCTATACAGATCATTCTCAAATATCCTCAGCGGTTCGGCAAAGGGAAGGTAAAAAACCTCTGTTGGTTTGTTGTAATCACTATCAATATATACTTTGTCGTTACCCAACTGATTCAGTTTTTGGAATGATATATTTGCATCATCATATTCTTTGAGTGTACCATCTAAGTTAGCTAGAGGAATAGAATATCGAGGCAAATCCAATGTACGATGCAGCATTTGCATGAAGTACTTGCTGTATGGCTCAATTTGTTGTTGTATCTTGCTTGCGTCAATTTTTATTGTCGTGGGCACCAGAAAGTCTGTGTGCATTTGTTTATATTCTTCCTCTGTCAGAGTCGGAATACTATTTTTAATCAAGTGTTGTTTACCTTCTACTAGGTCCAACAGACTTTTCTTAATTGCAGCAGTATCTACTATCATTGCTTAGCATACGAATAAACGTCAGGGGCATACCTAAACGGATACTCACCACCAAAACGCACCCAGCTCATATATTTCTCGTTGATGATAGGGTCTACACCATAACGCTCCCACTTCTTAGCCTTTGACTTACAACGCTTGCGAAGCTCGTCATAACTAAGACCGGTGTCGGTTGCTGCTTCTTCGATAGTATCAAAACCACGCTGGCCGATTAATCCAGTATCAGGAGTCCAATAGCGAGCATAGTAATAGCGAGGAGCCATCCCTTTGTCTTCTACAAGCTCAATACCAGCAAGTTCATATTGCTCTTTCCACGGAAGATGACGAGTGTTAGTCCCGTTCTGTATTGGCGACAACCTAATGTTCTCTTCTGACGTGACGAGGTGGACCTTAGAGAACTCACCAAGGAAGTCAATGATTCGGTCGATCTCAGGGTTCGCATCAATAATCTTGTATGCAGCTTGTTGTCGGGAATGATAATGATCTTCACATCCACCAGCAACTCGAAACCCATTTCTATCGATCAGTGATTTAGATACAAACCCAGATTTTGTTGTATCCACTTCAAAGATAATTGTACCAATTGCTCGAGCAAGGTCCATAGATCGTTCGACCTGATCCTTGACATCTAACATTGAACGAATCAAGACAGCAGCGGTTTGTGCATTCATAATATAACTCAATCACAAAAACAACTTAATTATAACTGCTTTTGTAATTAATGTCAATCTTCTTTTCGTTTGTCAACAAACTCTTCTAGAATTCCCATTGCTTCTGCGGCGACCAGTAGACCACCAGCAATAACCAGACTTGCGTCGATTAGGAATCCACAAGCTGTGATTCTCAGAATACTTTTTGCAAGCGATACATTAAAATGATTCATTATTTACTTTCCGATGATGTTTGCCCAGAGATAAGCATGTACACGAGCAGATACCCGATACCCACGTGCCAAGGCGGCGTCAGCAATAACATGAGCTGGAATATGGCCATCTACTTCTCCTCGCTGACCCTCAACCGTACCACCAAGAGGCATGATCCAAATAGGATACTTCACACCCTCTGCACGATACAACTTAATTACATCGTCAATCTCTTGCCAGCTTTCCTCAGTACCGCTACATACAAACTTTAGCTGTCCCTCTGGCGATAGATCATAATATTGTGACACCACTTGTGGTTGAATTGCCTTTTCTCGCTTCTCGCCAGCAACTGTCCACAACTTGGGACTAATAGAAAAGAACAGCTCCGTCGACATATTCGATGACCAATAGCCAAGAAAATCGTCTGTCAGTTCTTGCGTACCGTTTGTTTCATATGTTACTGATGGAATATCCTGTCCGTGTTGTTCATAGTACTGCAACACTGCACAGCTGGCTTGTTGGGCGTGCTTCATCATAGGCTCGCCACCAGTAAAGCACATATGGATATTGTTGTCAAACTTACGGTTGGGAATAACGTCTAGAATCTTTTCTGCAATCTCATTAGCAGTATGTTTGTG